AAATTAGATGAAAATTAGGATAAAAGTATTGGTGGTTTAAGTTTCAAATTGTAACATTTTTGAACTTTTACCTGCCCATTTTAGCAGTTCGCTTGACAGTTTTAAGTGTAGATAGTCATGCACTTATAGCAAAGATAGCATATAGATTTGATAGATGGGAGTATGTAAGATGAAAACAATAGACAAGATGAGCAAAAAAGAGCTTTTAAAATATATAGAAAAAAATGAAAACTATGAGTTTGTGCTTAAATTTGAGATGCAAAAACAACATAGAGTAGAAAATGAGCTTGTTAAACTAGAAAATGAGTTAAGAGAGTTTGGAGATGTAGAGTTAGCAAATAAACTACACAAAATAAGATGGATATATTAGGAGTATAAGATGAATGAGATAATCAAAATAGAAAAAAGTGTAATAGGTCAAGAAGAGGTAAATAGTGTAAATGCAAGAGAGATACATGAGTATCTGCAAGTTAAAACAAGATTTGACAAATGGATACAAAGAGCAATAGCTAAATATGATTTTGCAGAAAATATCGACTTTGTAGCTATCGACCAAAAAAGACCGACAGCTCAAGGTAACACTACAACATACAAAGACTACATCGTTTCAATGGACATGGCAAAAGAGTTAGCGATGCTTGAAAACAACAAAAAAGGCAAAGAGATAAGAAAGTATTTTATAAGTATGGAGAAAAAAGCTACAAGTGGAGCTTTGAGTGGAGCTGGTGCAAGTGCTATGATGATACAGTTTATGCAAAACCAACAACAGCTTATGATAGATCAAAGTAAAATGATAGCAGAACAAAACAAAGCCTTAATGGAATTTATGGAAAACCAAAGCAAAAAAACAGATACAATCATAGAAAAACTAACCCAACCAGCCCAAGAGCAGTTTTTAAATCCAGGCGATATAGATGAGTTGAAGTTTTTTATATTTGCCAAAACAGATGAAGCAATAAATAAATACAATATGAAAATAGATATGGCAACACAATATATCTATAGTCAAATAAATAAACACTTTAATATAAAAAGCTATTATCATCTACCAAAAAAAGATTATGAAAAAGCTTTAGCATTTGTAAAAAATATAGAATTTGTAGTTTAAAACTATGCCAAGAAATATGACCTTTTTTTAAGTTCTATTTTTAAAGATAATACGAATATAAAATAAAAAAGGTCGTATTATGATACAAAAAGATAGATTGATATTAAAAGGACAACTTAGTGAATTAAATGATGAAGCTAAAGACTTAATTGAGATAAAAAGGCTATATTTAAAACGACTTTCAAAACTAACATGCAATCAATTTAAAGATATAGACACACAAGAGATTAGAAATATATGCGATAGTATTGATAAAGTTAGTAATGATATAAAATCAAACAAACAACTACAAAAAGATATTCAAAAAAGATTAAAACAATGGCAATATCTTTAGAAACAGCTCAAACAATGCTAAATCTGTATATAGAAGCAGAAAAAGCAGTGCTTTTAAACCAATCTTATAAAATAGGTGAAAGAACTTTTACTCGTGCAAATCTTGATGAGATTACTAGAAATAGAGAAATTTGGGAGAGAAAAGTTAATCAAGCAGGGAAAATAAGAAGAGGTATAACTATAAGAAGAGGAGTTGTTTTTGATTAAAGCTACACTTCTTGATAAAGCTATAGGAGTTTTTTCACCACAAAAGGCACTAAATCGTGTAAAAGCTAGAACTCATTTGAATTTTTTAACTAGTAGTGGTGCATATAGTGGTGCAAGTCGTAAAAAAACATCATTAAAGGGGTGGAAAACTCAAAAGGGAAATTCTGATAATACAGATCTACCCGATCTGGGACTTCTAAGAGATAGAAGTTTTGATTTATATAGAAACAATCCATTGGCAAATGGTGCTATTGATACTGCTGATATAAATATAGTTGGAACAGGGTTAAAACTACAGTCTCAAGTAGATGCAGAGGTTTTAAATATATCAAACGAAGAGGCAGAGATATTATCTTCACATATAGAGAGAGAATTTTCACTGTGGGCTGATAGTAAAGAGTGTGATGCAACTAGAACATCAAATTTTTATGAACTCCAATCAATCGCTTTTTTATCAACTCTAATTGGTGGTGATGTTGTCGCACTTTTACCACACATAAAAAGACATAACAGCCCATATACACTAAGTTTGCAATTAATAGAAGCTTATCAGATATCAAACAAAGACAATAAGCCTGATAATCAAAAAGTAGCTGGTGGGATAGAAGTGAATGAGTATGGTGAACCTATAAAATACCATATAAGCAAATATCATCCGTATGGATTACATCGTGGGAAAAATAGTTGGATAGTAGTTGATACATTTTCAAAAAGTGGGAATAGGCAACTTATACATCTGTTTGATAAAAAAAGACCAGACCAAAGAAGAGGAGTGCCTTTTTTAGCTCCAGTAATAGAAAGTTTGAAACAGTTAGGAAGATATACAGAAGCTGAGCTTACTGCGGCAGTAATAAGTGGTCTTTTTACTGTTTTTATAAAAACTGAACTTGGGGAGGTTGGCGATGGTATAAGTAGTGAAGATATAGATGATATTGATTATGGACTTGGCAATGGTTCTATTGTTGGACTTGCACCTGGTGAGAGTGTAGAGAGTGCAAATCCTGGGCGACCTAACCAAAACTTTGACCCTTTTACTTTGTCTATCATAAGACAAATCGGTTCATCTTTACAAATCCCTTACGAGTTACTAATAAAACATTTTACAGCTAGTTATAGTGCAAGTCGTGGGGCTTTGCTTGAAGCTTTTAAGTTTTTTAGAAAAAAAAGAAAGTGGTTAGCAACGAATTTTTGTCAGTTGGTTTATGAGGAGTGGCTTGAGTTTGCAATCCTTAGTGGTCGTATAGAAGCACCAGGGTTTTTTGATGACCCAGCTTTAAGAAAAGCTTATTGTAAAACAAGCTGGAATGGAGATGCACCAGGGCAACTTGATCCAGTAAAAGAGACAAAGGCTGCAAAAATGAGATGCGAAGAGGGATTTAGTACAAGAACAAAAGAGAGTGCAGAGATGAATGGAACGGATTTTAACTCTAACATGAACAAAGCAAAGAGTGAAAATTCAAAGATGATCGAGGCTGGATTAAAAAAAGAGGAGAGTAAAGATGGGATGTAGTGTTGGCAGTCAATGTTATATAGATAAAAGTGGTATTGATGTAGAGAACTATAAAGTTCCAGTAATTTTAAGTGACGAATCTAAGGTTTTGAGATTTGACTGGGAAAATGGGCTTTATGAGTTGATTTTAGAGCATAGTAAAAAAGCTGTTGATTTAAGTCGTGCGGATATATTGCCACTTTTGGTGCAACATAATAGTGAAGCTTTACCTATAGGAACTTTTGAAGATATAAGACTTGAAGATAAGAAGCTAAAAGCAACTGCTATTTTTGATGATGAAGATGAGTTTGCTATGAAGATATTTAAAAAAGTTTCAAAAGGGTTTATGAAATCGTTATCCGTAGGGATAATGGTAAATGCAAAAGAGCCAGTTAAAGGCAAAGACAATGTGTTTAAAGCTACTTCTTGGGAACTGCAAGAGGCTAGTTTTGTAACTATTCCAGCTATCCCAACTGCAAAGGTTGGGCTCAAGCAAGAAAATTTAAGTCAAAAGGAGAGTAAAACAATGACTTTAGAAAAATTACAACAAGAGCATAGTGATTTATACCAAGAGGTATTTAGTGCTGGTGCTAAAAAAGAGGCACAAAGAATACAAGATATTTTAAGTGCTATTCCAAAAACTTATCATGATAATGAAAAGCTAAAAGCTATGGTGTTTGATGGCACTAGTGATGTAAAAGATGTAAAGGTGGCTTTGTTTGATATGCAAGAAGCACAAATCCAAAAGCTAAAACAACAAAAACTAAGTGATGGTAAGAACTTATCAAAGCAAGTTAAAGAGTTAGAGCTTGGTGTAGATGAAAACACTACAAATAATGATAAAAAGAGTGAAGCAAAGCTTAGTGCTGCACTTGAAAAAGTAAATGCAAAGAGAGGTAAATAAAAATGGCAAATCCTGAAGTAACGACAGTAGATGGTGCAAATCCATTGGTAGTTAGTGAGTGGAAAGTTGATGGTAATGGTGTATTGGCAAGTGGTAGTGCATATCTTAAAGGTTCAGTATTAGGTAAAAATGATGATGGGAACTTTGAAGTAACAACTGATGCAACAAAAGTCGAAGCAATACTTTTAGATGATGTTGATGCAACAGCTGGTGTTAAAAATGCTCCGATTTTGATTGGTGGTGCTGTAGATAAAGAACAGCTTACACTTGGGGGTACTTTAACTATAGCGGATGTTGAGGCGACACTAAGAGATAAAAATATTTATTTAAAATAAGGGAGTAGAAAATGGCAGATTTAGATTTTAATTCAAGAACACTAACTCAGAGTGTTAGTCAAGTTAAACCAGTAGGAAATTTTATCTTAAAAACTTTTTTTAA